TCGAAATGACGGGCGATTGCGTCTTGTAAGCTTTCCGCTTGGAAAACTTGCATGAAACGGTCACCGCCAATCAATTTCCAATCAAATTCAAATTGCAGCATGATCAAAGCCCTTTCTTGGCGTTGGCGGTTTGCATTTGCTGGAAATATTCAGCGGATTGCATATCTTGAATTTCAAACAAACCTTGTGCCGCTTCAGTCAAATCCGCCAAGGTCCAAGCGTTACGGGTTTCCGTGTAAGCTTCCAAAGCTTCATTGTGCAGCAATTCAGCGCCAACCCGCAGAAAATCAGAACGCAAGCCAATGTCAGCCTGCCCCGTTCTGTCATAAGCCCGTATCGCTTGGCTGAACGCTTTCCAAGCCAAGCCCGACAAGCCCCAAGCCAACCCGCTAGAATACAGCATGTCCAAATCATCAAAGTACGAAGAAAGGGTTGCGCCAAAAACTTCATCCCAATCGCGTTCTGGCGTGTCATTGGCGTTTTCGATTGCGCGAAGGATGGAATAGCCAACCGCAACCGCCAAGGGTTGGGCTTCAATCGTGGCTTCAAAGAAGGCCCTTTCGGTTTTCCAGTCGGCTTTGATCAAGCCCAAAACCTTGGCAACAAAGCTTGCGCCAAAAGCTTGGCTTGCCGCTTCAATCGCCGTTCCGAATTTTGTTTTCGCGTTTTCCATTTTGTCTTTTCCTTTGGTTTGTTGGGTTTCCTTGCAACGAAGCTAGGGGGGTTGCCAAAAACCTTGTCAATAGGGGTTGCAGCAACAAAGGGAAAGCTTCCTGACAAATCGCACAAAGTCGGGAAAATATTCTGTAAAACCCATAAAAATCGGGGCTTTATTCCGCCTATTTTTTAATCGGGGCGCTTAAAAATTAAGCAAAACCCCTTGCCAGAAGGGTGATTCGCGGGGGAACAAAGGGTGAATCTTGTTGGAACAAAAGAAGAATCCGAATTTTCTTGCCTTTTGGCGTGCTGGTGGATGACAAAGGCAACCCGACAAGAAAACGAAAGGAAAACCCGCGCCAAGCAACAAACCCGCGAAAACTTGTTTAACCTTCAACCTTGCTGCAATGCGGCAAAGTTTAATATTAAACAAAATAAAATTTTCACGACAAAGTCAGTCGGGATTAGCGGGAAAAACTAATCGCGACAAAATCTGTCGATTAAACGCTGGTAGCGCTAACATATACATATGCGAATATCTGAATGTTACCGCTAACATGATAGCGCTAACGCTGCGCTGCGGCATTGCATCCGCAGAAAACCACCACCGACACCCCACCGAGGGAAATGCGCACCCCCACGAGGGAAATGTTCGCTTAACCCCACCAAGGGAATTGTTCACCCCTGTGAGGGAATTGTTCGCCAAGATTTATCTTGACTTCCTCGACGAATCAGTCTAAGTAGAATGTAACGAAACACAACGAGGAGCCACAAAATGGAAAACATCATCATCGACATGAAGGGTTTGATCTACGACCTTAAGCGCATGGAAGGCAACGTGAAGACTGATCGTGAAGACACCATCCGTGCGTTGTCTAATGGCAGTGAGGAAGACTTCTGGGAGAAGACTGCGAAGGCATACGAGAACGGTTTGCTTGATGCTCAAGATGCTCTACAACGTGCAGCGGAAAACCTAAGACTGATCCAAGGGTGTATGGAGTATCTGATTGATGCTATCGAATATGCAGAACTGTCTAACAAAATTCAGGGGAAATAAGATGACCTACGAAGAAGCAAAGAAGAATGTCCGTATCCTTGGCCTATCCTTTCAGGCGTCTTTAGAGATGATTGGTAAACCAATGACTAATCCATCACCCTTACTTGATGGTATTGTGGCATATCAATACCTGAACCTAGAAGGTACGTTCGATTGGCTAGATGAATCTGTGTCTGTGGTGCTGAACAACTTGGCTGACAGACTTCGTGATGAAGACTGAAAATAACTGTTGACAACCACAACGAATCAGTCTAAGTAGATCATAACGAAACGCAAACGGAGTAACACAAATGTCTGACGTAATCGACTTCATCAACCCCGAAACTGTCTTCAAGTTCGTAGAAGAGAAAGGCACTAAGATTGCCACAGTGACCTTCATTAAGGTCGATGGTTCTGAGCGTGTCTGCAATGGCTTGTTCAAGCCCTCTAGCCATATCATTGGTTCTGAGCGTGGCTATAAGCAGGGTCAGGATATGCGGGCCAAGGGCATCGTCCCTATGTATGATCTTAATAAGAAGGCATGGATTTGCTTCTATGCTAACAAAGTAGTGGAGATGAAATGATGACAACTAAGTTCATTGTGGTAGACCATTCAGACTTTCCTCAGAAACCTGATGCAATGGTATTTGATTTTTACTTAGACCTTCTTAAATACTTGACAGAGTATGGAATCAAGTATAAGAAAATCTATAGGGTTGATAAGGAAATAACCTTTGAACTCAACCCCTCACTGGCTAAGGAATAACTAACATGGCACGATATATGCCCGACATCGACGGACCTAGCTTCCTCAAGGTCTACATTGACATCAATGGTGTCGAGACTGAAGTAGAGGCTTATGTCTCTAAAGCTGCCACAGGCGAATACTATGTGGACTATGAATATCCCAATATGTCTGGTTGGGACATGACCACAGACCCTGAGTTTGTCTTTGAAGCCTTTGATGATGATGGTAAGCCCTTGGTCTTCACTATGGAGCAAGTGTCTATCCTTGAAGACAAGGCCAATGTGTACTTCTGGAAGAAAGTAGGAGAATAATGGATAATGAACTAGACCCCGTAGAGGAAATTTGGGCTGACTTCTGGGAAGGTATCTATGATGACCTACCAGAAGAAGCTGATGAGACTGACCTGATAACCTTCTTCGACTGTATGATTGATCAGTATGGTCTGTCAGATCAAGAAGCAATCGAGATGTTTGCCACACACATCATCATGCGTTCTAATGGCAGCATGAAAGCTAAGGGACACTTGCATTGACCATGACCCTATTCGTGCCTGTAGAGGGCTATGTAAAGCAGCTAGAGCAACTGATTGCTATCCAGTATAGGGTAGGTACACCACAAGAAGCAGAACCCCACCAGCACGAACTACAGAGGGTCATAGAGTATAACCACAAAACCCATAGTGGTTACTATCCAGTCTACATAAATGATAAGGAGAAAGAAGATGATCAACCATATGATGACTGATAGATATGGTCCTGAGTGGTCTTCCTTCTACAATACAGAAGACTTCTTAGACTATCTCTATAAGACAGATGATCAAGTCCTTGTAGGATCAGAACATCTTGATTGGGGATATACGGAGGGGGGCAAACCTTATAACTAGATGGGTGTTCCCATGAACCATTCAAGGGGACAGTGGAAATTAGTTGAAGAGTGTGACAAATATACCACACTTGAACTCTGAGACATCAGTGCTTACATAGGTCAACTGCGAAAGGAAACATTATGATTATTACAACAGCGGCTGCTACTTGCCTAGCACTGACAGTGTACTTTGAAGGACGTGGTGAAGACTACGATGGTCAAAAGATCATCTCAGAGGTTGTCATGGAACGGGTCTATGATGAAGACTTCCCTGATACTGTTTGTGGTGTAGTCTACGAACATGGTGCCTTCTCTTGGACTCAAGATGGTAAGAGTGATAAGCCCAAAGACGTACAGGCATGGCTACAAGCCCAGATCATTGCCAATGAGACTTTGCTGTATGGATGTGAACTATGCACTGGTGCGACCTACTACGCTACCCGTGATGCTGAACCCTACTGGGCTGATGATATGCAGATGGTTGGGATGTACGGCAACCATGTCTTTTATGATAAGAAGGATAAATGGAATGAGTGACGTTGGTGAAACACACCACCTAGTGGTAGAAAAAGTGGTAGAGCATGACGATGGCGGTGCTACATATACCTTCGAGATGAGCCACAAAACAACACAGTCTATGGCTCAGTATGGTCTGGAGTTGATCCTGATCTGTGCAGCATATGGTGTAGACATTCAGGATGCGTTTGATAGTATTCGTGCTGTTGTGGCAAAGCCACTCAATGCCCTTGGGCATGGGGAGATCAAAGAATGACAACTTACCCAATTATAATTGAACCAGACATCTACCAGTATGACGAAGGTGTGTTTGTGTGGTTTGATGAGACAGGTGGTGTTGGTGGTGCTACCAACTACCTTGAACAAGCAAGACATGAGATGAAGTGTTATGCAGAAGGCATGGCTAAACTGGAGACACGAAATGACTAAGACCATTGAAGAACTGCAAGCTGCTGTCGAAAAAGCCAGAGCAAACTATGTTGCTGCGCTGAATGCTGACACTACACTGGATGCATTAGATGCTGCGCGGCGGGCTTGGAGTGCTGCGCAGAGAATTTTAGATGATACTACACTGGATGCTGCAAAAGCTGCGCTGAAACAAGGAGAAAAGAAATGAAATATCGCAAAAAGCCAGTTGTAATCGACGCCATGCAGTATGGCCCCTATACCGCCCCAACCTTAGAACTGACTGAATTTCTACAAGGAACGAGCGCTTCGTGGGGGCCTGAAGGTATCACCATCCCAACACTCGAAGGCAACCATTTGGCGCGGGTCGGTGACTGGATAATCAAGGGTGTTGCTGGGGAGTATTACCCCTGCAAGCCAGAGATTTTTGAGCAGACTTATGAATTGGTGGAGGCGATGAAATGACAGATTACAACGACGGCAACCGGCACCTCTGGGATGGCGGCGATTGCCCCGTGCATCCTAAGAGTGAAGTGAAAATCTGGAACGATAATGGTGCGTGCCACTCTATCGCAAAAGACCTTCACTGGGGTAAACACCCGTTCCCCATCATCGTCTTCCAAGTCACCAAACAGCATTTCGACATTCCCGAAGAAATCTGGATCGGTATCAATTCCGAAGGGTGGCTGGCTTATTTCAATAGCAAAGAAAGCGCGGAAAGAGAAAACATATACCGTCAATATGCAAGGATCGTCGGCCCTTTCCGTTTAGTCGCCGAACCATACGCCGAACCGCCAGCGCCCGTCGAGCAGCCAGCGCCAGTCGAACCCAAGACGATCTGGGTAAATGGACACGGCAGCGGTGAAGCCGTTGGAACCGCATGGCCAACCGAAGAAATGGCCAGAGCAAACTTCACCAACCCCGCCAGCATCGCCGTCCAATACCGCGAAGTCACCAGTGACTAGCCGCTGCGCCTATTGCCATGGCTAAGGGCTATACCGTGGACGCAGAAAAGAGTGCCCGCGCCATGCTGGCTGAACTGGAGGGAACCAAATGAGTGATGTTTACGATATGCCAACGTTTGACCAAGTGGATGAAATGAGTGACGATCTGAAACCATGCCCGTTTTGTGGGGTAGTTCCACTACCAGTCAATACGATTGGAAGTTATGTTTTTTGCGGTGAATGCGGGGCAGATGGCCCTGTACATCTAACCGAAGCCATCGCCGCATGGAACACCCGTGCTGACAAAGACCGAATCGAAGAGTTGGAGGGTCAGTGTGTCGTCTACGCTGAATGGGATAAAGCGCGTGTTGATTACATCAATGACCTAGAAGCCAAACTCGCCAAGGCGGTGGAGGCACTGCGGTTTTATATTGAGTATGAAGACTTGGGACGTAAGGCTTATGATACTTTAGAAGAGTTAGGGGAAGATATTGGCTAACATAATCCATCAACCCTGCCCTTTTGTTGGTTGTGGCTCATCTGATGCCTTTGACTACGAAGATGTGATGAAGATTGGTACTTGTCGGTCTTGTGGTACTTCTTATCCTGCAAAGACGACAAAGCACCCACTTCACCCTTGGGCCAAGATCAAGTACCCCCTTAAGGGAATGGCCCCAAAGAACCTAAACATAGATGAATACACTGAAGGAGATGTCTTGGAAGTGAGTAGTAATGGTATTTATCTAGAGCATCGTGGTATCAGTAACCACACAATGCAGTTCTACAACTGTCTAACTTACTTTGATGGCGATACACCCACCAAACATACCTACATCTATCCTGATGGTGGCACTAAGACCCGTACCTTCCCCAAGGAGTTCTCAACTAAAAAGGGATTTAGTCCAAACCAACTCTATGGCATGAACCTGTTTCCTGCTGGCTCTGCGGAGGCTGTGACGATCACTGAGGGCGAACTTGATGCTATGTCTGCCTATCAGATGCTTGGCTCTAAATATCCTGTTGTAAGCCTTCCTTCAGCTACCCCCTCGAAGAAATTACTGGAGAACTGCAAGGATTGGCTAGGTTCCTTTAAGAAGATTTATCTGTCGCTAGACGCTGATGACAAGGCAGATAAGTTTGCTACAACTCTTATGCACTTGTTCCCAAGCCGTGTCTTTAAGGTTCCACACGACAAGTTTAAGGATGCCAATGAGTTCCTGCAAGCTGGTTGTGGTGAACAGTATCGTAAGGCTTGGTGGTCATCTGGTCTGTACACGCCAGAGAACATCTATGCGACAGAGGAACGCTTCCTAGAACTGCTACATGATACACCTGAGCATAACTATGTCCCTACTGGCATCGAAGCCCTAGACGATAAAATTCTGGGTCTTATGCAAGGTCACTTCACTGTTATCAAAGCCCCTACAGGCATTGGTAAGTCAGAGTTCATGCGCTATCTGGAATACAACTTCATCTCTAAGCACCCTGAAGTACGCTTTGCTACATGGCACTTGGAAGAGACTAAGCTACGCTCTTTGCTTGGTGTGGTTTCATACTACCTTAAGGATGATCTGACCCGTAAGGATTTGATTGCCAAGAAGGATCGTATGCAAGACGTAGAGGCTGCTATCAAGCATATTGTCCAGAACACAGGCTATATGCAGTTCCACCTCGATGATGCTGATGCTGAGACGCTGGTTGACCAGATCAGGGTTCTAACGCAAGTCTATGGATGCCAGTATGTCTTCTTCGAGCCTATCCAAGATGTGGTCACGATCTCTAATGACGATAGCAAAGAAGCACTACTTGCCGATTTGTCTGTCCGCTTGTCTAAACTTGCTGCCGACCTCAATGTGGGGATCGTTACTATTGGACATACTAATGACAATGGTGATTTCAAATATTGTCGAATGATTGGTCAACGTGCCTCTGTTATTATTGATCTTGAACGTGATAAAGAAGCCGACAATCTGGTTGACAGGAACACTACACGACTGATAGTTAGGAAGAATCGACCTATCGGTTCAGAGGGTCTAGCTGGTGAACTTAGCTTTGATGCTGATACGTTCACTCTTAGTGAGAAGGGAAGTTGGGAATGAGTTACGAAAGTTATCAATCTTGGAGAACAGAGACCCGCCGTAAAAGTAAAGGAGCAATACCTGTAAGTAGTAGTCAGAATCTTTCTGATTGCATTCAAAAAACCTTTGATTACCTAGGTTGGTATGAACCTTTTATTGTAACGGACTTTGATGAGAATATCGTTTATAAAACTTACGGAGGAGAGTAATGAAAGTAGTCGTCCTAGACAGTGAAAGCGATGGTCTGTGGGAAGATGCCACCAAAATCCATGTCCTGTCTTGGACAGATGATGGTGAGACGTATCAGTCCACAAATGACTACGACAAGATGCGTGAGGTGTTGTGTGCAGCAGATACTAAGTTTGTTGCTCACAATGCTATCCGCCATGACTTGCCTCTGTTCAATAAGATTCTTGGCACTGACCTGACCTACAAGAGTTTCATTGATACACTGGCCTTGTCTTGGTATCTAAACTTTGATCGACCTAAGCATGGTATTGAGGGGTATGGCATCGACTATGGTATCCCTAAGCCTGTTGTAACCGATTGGGATGGCCTGACCTACGAAGAGTATCAGCATCGCTGCGAGGAAGACGTAAAGATCAACTGGCGTCTCTGGAAAGAACTGCAAGCGAAGATGCTCAAGCTGTATGGTAGCGAGGAAAAGGCTCACCTGTTTATCGACTATCTTGGGTTCAAGATGGATACTGCACGAGAACAGGAACTGGTTAAGGTTCGTCTTGATCTAGACCTATGCCAAACCTCTTACGACACTCTGCTACAGAAGAAAGAAGAGAAGACTGTAGAACTTGCCAAGGCTATGCCCAAGAAGCCTATCTACAAGGAACTGAAGGAACCAGCTAATCTATACAAGAAGGACGGTTCTTTGTCTGTGGCAGGAAAGAAATGGTTGGATACACTGATCATGCTAAAGCTGCCACACACCACTAGGGGAATGGTCAATGTCTTAGACAAGATCGAAGATGGCAACCCTAGCAGTTCTGATCAAGTCAAGGAGTGGCTCTATAACCTTGGGTGGAAGCCTCAGACATTCAAGTACGTCAAGGACAAGGCCACAGGGAAAGAGCGCATGATCCCACAGGTTCGTGATGAGGGTGAACTATGCGAGAGTGTGACTGACCTGATTGACAAAGACCCTGCCGTGGGAATTTTGGAGGGTCTGACAGTTATCAGCCATCGTCTGGCTATCTTCAAGTCATTCCTAGAATGCCACAAAGACGGCTGGTTGAAGGCAGAGATTGCTGGCCTTACTAACACTCTGCGGTTCAAGCACTCTAAGCCACTGGTCAACCTACCTAGCGTAGACAAGCCTTGGGGTAAGGAGGTCCGTGGATGTCTTCTACCACCAGAAGGTTATGTCTGGGCTGGTAGTGATATGGTTAGCCTAGAAGACACGACTAAGCGCCACTACATGAAACCTCTGGACCCAAAGTATGTCAACGAGATGTCTCAGGAAGGCTTTGACCCCCACCTCAATCTTGCCTTGTTTGCTGGTGCTGTAACCCAAGACCAGATCGACCAATACAACGAAGGGAAACTTAACCTCAAACCCCTCCGTAAGAAATTCAAGGCTGCTAACTATTCCTGCATCTATGGGGTAGGTAAAGCTAAACTGGCTAGAGGTTTAGACATCCCTGTCAAGGAAGCAGAAGCCTTGATTGAAGCCTACTGGAAGCGTAACTGGTCTATCAAGCGGGTATCTGAGACACAGAAGATCAAGATTGTTGGTGGCACTATGTGGCTACAGAACCCTGTCTCTGGGTTTTGGCATAACCTACGGAGTGACAAGGATACCTTCTCTACTCTGAACCAAAGCACTGGTGTCTATGTTTTTGATAAGTGGGTGTCCTATGCAAGAACTCTGGGGGCAAGTGTCGCCTTTCAGTTCCATGACGAAATCGGTTGCCCTGTTAAGAAAGGCAGTGAGAAATACTTCTCAGAAGTCTTGCAGGAAGCTATACGTTTCACAAATAACGAGGTTAAACTTAATGTCAAACTTGGTATCGACATCCAATACGGAGAAAACTATGCAACCGTCCATTGACGAGTGGGTAAAAGAGAATCTTAGGTACGATCCTGATACAGGACATCTGTGGTGGATTAAGCGGGGTTGTGGTAAAATCTTTGATAAACCAGTGGGTTCTCTTGACAAATATGACGGTTATATTAAAGTGGGCCATAAAAGTGACAGTATTAAAAAAAATTATGTGGCACACCGTTTAGCTTGGTTTCTTTATCACGGTGTATGGCCCAAGGAGCAAGTTGATCACATCAATAATGTTAGAGATGACAATCGTATTCTGAATCTTAGAGAAGCAACAAGTTTTGAAAATCAATGTAACCGAAAACCACAAGTTGGTTGTTCCTCTAAATATAAAGGGGTCTCTTATAAAAAACAAGATTGTAAATGGCAAGCACAAATTCAAATAAACTACAAAAACATTTACCTTGGTCTCTACCACAACGAAGAAGAAGCCGCATTGGCCTATAACAAAGCTGCCCTAGAACATTTCGGAAAATACGCCAAAATAAATATCATCGAACCCCTTGACACGGACATGACCAACACCTATATCAATTCTTCTAGCGGGGAACTTACCTGCTAGGCTTCTAAAATCCCGACAACATCCTAGCCACAGAAACAGGCTAGATCATCAATAGGAATACATAAACATGGCTACTGGCACTAAATACACTGAAGTTACGACTGTTGGACCAATCGAGTGGGCGCGTATCTTTGAAGATAATCGGGATATGCAAGGCTACGAAGGTATGTACGCCGAATGCGATGGCGCTTACACTATGGTCCAAGTCTTGGACAAAGCACAGTTTGAAAAGCTGAAGAAGGCTGGTTCTCAGAAGAAGCCAATCGGAAAGCGTTTGATGGATGGTGTGATTGCAATCAAGTTTGAACGTAAGCATTTGGTGAAGACCCCCGATGGCAATGCTATTGAGAAAGCTGGTGGCGCTCCTAAAGTGGTTAATGCTGCTGGTGTTGTTTGGGATGCTGACGTTGATGGGCTTATTGGTAATGGTTCCATCGCTGAAGTTACTAACCTGTTGACCTCCTTCAAAGGTAAGGATGGCACTAACATCTGCCGTACTACACTGACTAAGGTCAAGATCATTGACCATGTAGTCTATCAACGTAAAGAGGAAGCAGCGTAATGACTAATATAACCTTTATTGCACAAGATGGTACAAATAAAATTACCATTGAAAAGCAAGAGTTGGACTATTTGCCAGATGTTCTGGATGCTTTTCTAGGCTTCCTTCAGGCTATGGGATATACTTATGTAGAGCGACTTGGGGTGATTCAAGTTGGTAACAAAGAGATGTGGACTGAATGACAACAATCAACGCTAAACTTGTGGCCCTCACCCAACCAACTATCGGGGTGGGGGCTGGTAGTGCAGAAGGTCTTGTGGCTTACTGTGCTAAGGTATCAAACCCTGCAAACCAAGATAGCCCTGACTATGAACGTCTGTTAGCCTACTGTGTTCGTAACAAGCACTGGTCAGTGTTCGAGATGGCTAACGCTGTCGTTGAAGTAGAAGCACCACGAGACATTACACGACAACTGCTGCGTCATCGTAGCTTCTCTTTCCAAGAGTTCAGTCAGCGATACTCTGATCAGATTGAGTTTACTGATCGTGAGTTTCGTAGGCAAGATAACAAGAACCGTCAAAACTCTATTGATGATCTTGACGAAGATACACAAGATTGCTGTAATACAGAATCCTATGATTATCGACGTTCAGCAGAAATTATGTATCATTGGATGCGTGGGCAGAACGTAGCTAAAGAGTGCGCTCGTGTAATTCTTCCCGAAGGGCTTACAATGTCTCGCCTATACGTCAATGGCACACTGCGTTCTTGGATTCACTACCTTGATGTTCGTGACGATGAGGGTGTTACGCAATGGGAACACGTTGTCCTTGCCCGTAAGATCAAGGAAGTCTTGCTGCCCGCCTTTCCTACTGTCTTTGGTCTATTGAATGGTGACACATGAAACTTTTAATCGACATGGACATTATCGTTTACCATGCAGCACTGTCTTCTGGTGGCGATAGTCTATCTGGTGTGGTTGATAAGCTAAATGACATCATGGAAAGCATCCTTGCTGCTACAGAGGTTCCCTGTGAGTATCAAGGGTATCTAACTGGAACAGATAACTTCAGGCATGAATTGTCAGACATCTATAAGGCCCACCGCCCAAAGGATAAGCCCCTCTACTATAAGTTTGCCCGACAGTACCTCATCGACAACTGGGGTGCTATCGTAGTAGATGGGCAAGAGGCAGATGATGCTATCGCTATTGAAGCCACAAGACTGGGCTTTGATGATGTTATCATCGTATCCATCGACAAGGACTTCAAGCAACTGCCATGTTTGATCTACAACTATCAAAAGGGAACTTGGCATCAGTCAGATGAATGGCAAGCATCCGTCAACTTCTATACTCAAATCCTTGTGGGTGATGCCTCAGATAACATCAAGGGTGTCGTTGGGATAGGTCCAGTAAAGGCTG